AAAGTTTAATGGCTGTTTCCCAGCCAATTGTGCTCAACGGCAAAAAATTTACCGGTTGATAATCTGAACCTAGTACAAGTGTGCTCATACAAGAGTATTTACCGGATCGCCCTGAAACAGATAAGTATTAGCATGTCAAAAAGCCTTGAAGGTGTATTAGTAAAACGAGCTCATCAAAAGGAGAGCTACACCGAACAACAGCTAGAAGAATTTGTAAAGTGTGCGGATCCAGAAACCGGTCCATTTTACTTTATGAACAACTTCTTTTTTATACAGCATCCAATTCAAGGAAAGATGTTGTACCAGCCCTATGAATATCAAGAACGCTTGATTGAGACCTATCACAACTACAGATACAGTATTTCAATGATGCCCAGACAAACCGGAAAGAGTACCAGTGCCGCTGGCTATCTCTTATGGTATGCCATGTTCAAATCTGATAGCACAGTGCTGGTAGCCGCACACAAGTATGCTGGCGCCCAAGAAATCATGCAACGAGTACGATATGCTTATGAAAGTTGTCCTGATCATATACGTGCCGGTGCTGTAAGCTACAACAAAGGCAGTTTAGAATTCGACAACGGCAGTCGAATAGTTGCACAGACCACAACAGAAAACACTGGACGTGGCATGAGTATCTCGTTATTGTATGCAGATGAGTTTGCGTTTGTAAGACCCACTATCGCCCGAGAGTTTTGGACATCAATCTCGCCTACATTAGCAACTGGTGGTGGTGCAATCATCACCAGTACACCCAACAGCGACGAAGATCAATTTGCATTTTTGTGGAAAGGTGCAAACAAAACTGAAGATCAATGGGGCAACCCAACAGAGCTAGGGCAAAATGGATTTAGAGCTTTTAGAGCTTATTGGAGCGAGCATCCGGATAGAGATGAAGAGTGGGCCGAGGAACAGAGGGCCGCTTTAGGCGAGGATAGATTTCGCAGGGAAATGGATTGCGAATTCCTCATTGCAGAAGAAACACTGATTGCGCCGGCTAAGCTGATTGATCTAGAAGGAACAGATCCTGCGTACAAAACTGGCCAGGTGCGTTGGTACAAACGTCCTGAAAATAACAAAATATATGTGGTTGCATTGGATCCTAGTTTGGGCACTGGCGGAGATCCTGCAGCAATTCAGGTATATGAGGCCAATACCACAATTCAGATTGCTGAATGGAAACACAATAAAACACCTATCACAGAACAAATAAGAATATTGGTTGATGTTTGTCGTGAAATCAATCGAACAGTTTCAGATACAAACAGCATATATTACAGTGTAGAAAACAATACACTGGGCGAAGCTGCATTGGTCAGCATAGAACAGTATGGTGAAGAAAACATACCTGGGTATTTTTTAAGTGATAACAGTGTGGTAAGCAGCAGTGGACGCAGATTCCGCAAAGGATTTAACACAACCAATAAAAGCAAATTGAGTGCATGTTCAAAGCTAAAGACTCTAGTGGAAACAAACAAGATGACCATTGCAAGTAAAAGTTTAATTGGAGAACTTAAAACATTTGTTGCACACGGAACCAGCTATGCAGCAAAACCTGGAGAGACAGATGATCTAGTGATGAGCACATTGCTCGCAATCAGAATGATGCAAGTGTTGCAGAGCTATCATCAAGAGTTGGACAATCAAATGAAAGATTTTGGAGACGACGGAGTAGAACCAATGCCATTTGTGGCACTGTTTTAAATAAATAAAAGATATGACAGACTCGAACACAACAGCACAACAGTTATACGATACTCTAGTAAGCAGAGATTTTGACCCTAAAGCTTTGAATTCAATGGGCAAACCTGCAGAATCACCTGCGGATGCAGACCTATTCAGTTTTGAATTCAAAACACCAGACCGCAACTATGGCACAGTTGTGATACTGCTGGACAGCAACAGCAACATGGAAGTGTACTTTGGTGACAACCTAGGTAAAACCATGGAAGCAGACGATCGCAAAGACTGGTATGACTTCCTGTACATGATTCGCATGCTGGCCAAACGCAACATGAAAACGTTCAGCTTGAACAACATGAACAAGCTGAAATACAACATGCAATCAATTGCTGCAATGACAGAAGGAACACTGCTTGAAGGCTACTATGGAACCAGTAAAACCAGCTACAGTGATCAACCCAAGAAAACCAAATTGGTAATAAAGCACACTCGTCCCCTTGGCGAAGGCGAACAACGTTTTAGAAATATTCAAACACTGTTTGTGGAAACTGACGAAGGTGAAAGATTCAAACTGCCATTTACCAATCTCACAGGCGGTAAAGCAATGGCTCGACACGTTGCAGAAGGTGGCAAGCCCTATGATGCGTTTGGACAACACATTGCCGAAATGATGAGCGAGATGGCAACTCTGAGTAGATTTACAAGAGCAACAAGAAACAAAACATATGGCGAAGATGCTCAGGCACTGGCAGAACAAGCAGTAGAGCACTACCGAGCTCTCAAAAGAAAAGCCAAGCGCATGATCAGCCGTAGAGGCTATCATGAAGAATTGGAAAAACATGATCCAATCACAGTAACAGAACTAGAAGAAACTGTGGATGCAGTGCGTGAGATATTTGTACAGCAGTCACTTGATCCAAGAGTGGAAGATGCACTTCCAGTTCTTGCACGCTTACAGGAAACAAATATGAAAGAAGCAGATGAGTTTGCAAGTTGGGCCGACAGCATTGTTGAAGGTAAAACTGAAATTGAAAAGATAAAGGCTGAAATTGCCGAACTAGAAGCAGAACAAGAAGATTTCGATTATGGTTCTTACGGATATGACGTGATAGATGCTGAACTACAAGCATTGTATGGTAAACTAGACAAGGCTAAAAAAAGTCAAGTCAAAGAAGGCACATGGGCAACACCACAGCGCCCAGAAGAAATTGCCAAACTAAAAGAATTAATGGCTGAACCACTGCCGGTTGGCCCGGATGCAACCAACGCAACAGAAGTTCTTTATGGAATACTAGGCGATGATCAGCTGTTCGACGACCTAGAAGAACTGGCTGCACAAGACCCGGATGCAGATGCTCGTCCTGTTATTCAAAAACGCATGGAAGAAATGGGTATCAGTATAGAAGCCGCAGATGTAGAAGAAGTCACCGACATAGACTCGGGCGAGAAAGTACTGCAAGCACAGCGTGATCCTATGCTGGATGATGTAGAATTAGAAAGGCTACGATCACTGCTACGATGACACCAGATGCAGTAGCAGTTATCACCTACCCAGGACACTGCATTACTACCGCACTAACTATTAAAAACCTGCTAGATCTAACACACTGGCAGGTTCCTTTTTATGTGTTTGTTGATGATCAAGGAGAGCAATATCAAACTTGGTCAGGAAATTATCTAGAAGATATCAGACAGTACTACAGCGAATGTTTTCCGCAACTGAAAATCAGGTATGTAAAGTTCAGCGAGTTTGGGTTTGCCCACATCTGGGACGGCTGGTTGCGACAACAGATGGTCAAATTAAACCTTGATAGATTTTTACCTGGCAGTGTGTATTATGTAACCGACGGTGATGTGTACTGTAAAGAACTATTGCCTTACGGAACAACTCCTTTTAACTACGTGCCGGACAGAAACAAGCGCATACATGCTCAAAACAGAAGTTACTTAAGTCACATACTAAAAACATCTGCAGTAACTATTGAACAAGACAATAAATTGATCTTTACACATCATGCTCCTTTTCGATGGATAGAAAAATTTCACTTACAGAGACTGCGAGAATACGTAAGCAAAATACACGTAAATGATTTTAATCTTGTGCATATACAGCTCATGCAAGAAGAACAAATAATTGGATTCGGTCCAACAGACCAACATCTGAGCATGACAGAATGGGACCTGTATGAAATTTTTCGTGCCAATGTAGTACAAGATGACATAGAATTGATATACTGGCCATTAATGCACGACGCGGATATAGAAGACCAAGCACGATTTTGGACATTTTTTGGCACAGATCGTGATATTGAGCCAGTCTGGTTTGAAAAATACAATCTCAATATTCCTAAACACATACAACACAAAGTTAAAGCAATTTCTCGCACATAACTTTACCAAAATTAGTAGACAAGCTAAATAAAATTGCGTACACTATATAAATGTGTATGCAACATGGCAAAGACTTAGGCATATACTAGGCATATTAGGCAGCAAAAAAAGGAAAGACTAACATGGCATCTTTAGCAGATATCCGTGCCCGACTACAGGCACAAGAAAACAACAAGGGTGGAAACACTCAATCCTCAGGCGGTGACAACGCCATTTATCCACACTGGAACATGCAAGAAGGCGACAGTTGTTCGCTGCGTTTTCTCCCTGATGCGGATTCAAACAACACATTCTTTTGGGTAGAACGAGCAATGATTCGTCTGCCATTCTCTGGCATTAAAGGAGAAATGGACAGTAAGAACGTGATGGTACAGGTACCCTGTGTAGAAATGTGGGGCGATGCGTGCCCTATTCTTGCAGAAGTGCGCACATGGTTCAAAGACGCAAGTCTCGAAGACATGGGGCGCAAGTATTGGAAAAAACGTAGCTACATCATGCAAGGTTTTGTACGTGAAAATCCAATCACAGATGATAAGAGTGACAAAGCAATTCGTCGCTTTATTATGGGACCACAGATCTTCAATGTGATTAAAAGTGCACTGATGGATCCTGAACTGGAAGAACTGCCTACTGATTATCAGCGTGGGTTGGACTTCCGCATCAGCAAAACACAAAAAGGTGGGTATGCTGACTATTCAACATCAAAGTGGGCTCGCAAGGAATCTGCGCTAACAGCAGAAGAAGCAGAAGCCATTGAAGCACAAGGGTTGTACAACTTGAATGACTTCCTTCCAAAACGTCCAGGCGAAGAAGAAATGCGTGTGATTAAGGAAATGTTCGAAGCGTCAGTGAACGGTGAAGCATATGATCCAGATAGGTTTGGCGCATATTATCGTCCAGCAGGCATGGCAGCACCAGCGGGGGTAGCTCAGTCGGCTCCTG